GGTATGGGCCAACCATGTTGGTTGCTCGAATGAGGATGCAATTATAAGGGCTACTCATCGACAAGGACGCAGTGTGAAGCGTTTGCTTCACCTCGCTCATGAGGGAGCGAACGGTAGCCGTTTCCGGCGTCTGTGAAGATGGCTGGTGCCACACGTTCACGTCGATCTCGAACTCTTGCCCATCTTCGGAAGCGGTCGAAAAATCACTCGACTGCACGACAAGAGATATATACGGGGTTGGGTGACCAGACGGCGCAAGATCAACAATCTTCTGCCCAACAAGCGCCGATGATATGGTTGCGTTGGCTAATAAGGCGGTGCGTATTGAAGCCTTAATAGCGTAAGTGGCGTCAAGCGCCTGACTTGCGGCCATTTACGGTCTTATAGGCTTTAGACTCAACGTAAACGCCAAATTCAGCATCACCGGGACGGTAGCGGAATGTCGTGTCCCCGATATTGCGAACGATCTCTTTTGTTTCGAGGTCTAAATATACTTCTTCGCTGGCAGGCGTAGGGACAACGGCAATTTTGACCGCTTCTACTTCTTTTGCCGGCTCATCAACATCATTCGATGTCTGGCCCATCTTTGCTGCCATTATAGACCCTCATTCCTTTTTGTCGTCGCTGTTCGAATTCGTCGAACGTAAGCGGGACTTCAAGTCGCTGCCCTAGCGCCATTTCAATCACTAGGGCGCTTTTGGCTTCATCGAGCCAGTAATCTACCGGCGTCGATAAATTCAAAATATCGTTTTGATGTTCAGGTTGCGTTTTTGATGTAGGCATTCAGCACCCCTTGAGCCTGCGCTTTGACCTTTTCCCCCGCAGGGCGAAGGAACGGACGCGCGGCCATCTTTCGAGTGCCGTATTCTAAATGAACTGAATAGGGAGCCAATGACAAAGTGCTTGCCACAAGCTCACCAGTCACTTCGGCTTTTACGTTATTGACAAGAAAGCCAAGATCGTTTGCAGGGGCTTCACCGGGCGCAGAAGCCTGATGAGAAACCTTGCCCCGTTTGTAGACGCGTCCCGTTTTAGGGCCACGCATGATAGATTTCTGCGCTTCGCCTTGAGCCATCAAGGCTAGGGCTAAAAGCCCGTCATTTATGCCCTTTTTCATTTTCTCAAAGTCAGTCGGATTAATCTTGATTTCGTGGACTTCCACTTTAATCAAGCGTTTATCTCCAAAAGCATGACCGTAAGAAACTGGCGCTGTTCGGTTTCGTCCATTACGCCCGTTACGTCGAACTTACGATCTCGCCAGATAACCCGGCAGTTGGTCGTAATGTCCGTGCGGTAGCGGGTCGTCATTTTGTATATGCGCTGGGCGTCGTCACGATTTGCAAGCGCAATTTGCGATGCGCTCAAAGGTTCTATGCGTGCCCATGCAGCCAACGGGGCGGTCGCGCCGCCATTCCAGTTGACAGTCGAGCCTTCGCCCCAGTTGATATTGTTAGTCGATGCCCAGTTGAAATTGGTGGATTGATCCCAAGTGGTCGTAATTTCACCGGCGTCGTTGACAGTCTGGGTTTGCAGGAAAATGGCGACCCTTTCGCGCATTTTGCCAACATCAGCCAAGCTCACGCTAGCCTCGCAGACCGCCAGTGTTTCAGGATTTCGTTCACATGAGCCGGGACAGGCGTCATAGAGCCAACCGCGACCGGCTCCCGGTTATCATACCAGTGCTTCACCAGTATCTTGATGGAAGTCAAAAGGTCGTCAGGAACGCCAGAATATGGGCTGGCGTCAAAGCCCGCCGTGAAGGCGATCTCTATAGCCCCCGTCTGCGCGAGGATAACCACCGGCCAAATCTGGCCCAGCACGCGGCTAACCCGGCCCCGCATGTCGGAGACTTCGGTGAAATATATGCTGGGGCTAACGGTCGTGAGGGTTCCGTAAGCGTCCCGCAGCTTGACGGAGGTAACAGCCTGAAACGGCCTCTTAGGTATTTCTAACACGGTCGTCGGGGTAACTAGCGAGATAGGCGCTTCCCGCGTTCCATCCCACCAAGGGCCACCAAGCCCCTGCCCCTCGCCTTGCGGCCATTTATCAAGAACCGCCGTCCATGCCTGCGTCATCAAAGCTAGGCCGGTTTCCTTTTCCACATGACGGCGCGCAGCTTTGATCAGCGATGTGATCAGCGCATCTTCGTCAGGAATATCCACACGGCAATAGGCTTTGGCCTCCTCAAGCGTAACTGGCTCCGATGTGGCGTCGGTTACGAGACGAAGGCGCGGGACAGCGGAACGGATCATGCTCTATCCTTCGGCGGTCTACCGCGACGTTTTGGCTCTTGTTCTTGCGTGAAATGGCCCGCGACCAACCGAGCAACGCCAGCATCAATTAAATCGCTAGCAAGCTGCTGGTAGGTTTCATGGATAGTGCCTTCCGCCCAAAGGACGACTTTCACACCATCTTCTGCGACCTGAAAGTCGCGGGTCATTTCAATTTGCATTACGACGGCTTGTAGACGCCATTGCCCTTAACCAGCACAACCGAAATCGGGGTGCCGGTCGCGTGCGTGCCGGAGAAGTCCGCAAGGACTTTCAGGTAGCGCTTGCCGCCGATGTAGCCAAGTTCGGTCGGAGCCGTATCCGCAGCCGCTTTAGCCGCCGTCAGCGAACGAACGATGCCATTCGTAATGCTCGTAACACCGAGCATGTCAGCGTCCGTTACGTTCGTGTAGGTCGTGTCGTCATCCGAATGCGTCACGACGAACTCGATTTTATTCGAGGTCGTAAACGTAATGCCGCCCGCTCCAACCGAAATCAAGATAGCAGCGGAGTTGAAACCGGCGAGGTCAAGAGCCGCCGGGGTATTATCAGCCGTAAGAACCGCAGGCCCGATGACCTGAGTTTCTGCCAGCCGCGAGACGAGATCGCGCATCATGGCGAATTATTCCTTCCAGAGAGAATAGGAAGCGGGCCAGATTGCTCCGGCCCGCGTAGCGTAAGTCCTATTAGGACGCGCTGAACTTCAGGAGCTTGTAAGCCTCGTGCATCGTAACCGCACCGCCAACGCGCTTCGTCGTGTAGAAGATCACGTTCGGCTTGCTGGTGTAGGGGTCACGAAGGACGCGGGTGCCGATACGATCAACAATCGTATAAGCGCGGCGGAAGTCGCCAAACGCCATCGAATACGAGTTGGCCGCAATGTCCGGCATATCTTCCATCTCGTAGACCGGATAACCAGCCAACATCGACGGAGCGCCAGCCTGAACGGACGGTTCCCAAAGGTAACGGCCATAGCTGTCCTTGAGAACGCGCGCCGCAGCCAGCGTGCGACGATTGGCGATCCACGAAGCGCCAGCACGATACGGAGCCTTCAGACCGTAGATCATTTTATAGATCGGGTTGAGGGTCACAGTCGTGTCGAACGCGCCGGAAGCGCCAGCCGCGTAGTAGCCAACCGAACCAAAGGCCAGATCAGCCGTGTCCGCCGCAATCGTCTGCGACAGGATGCCCTGCGGCTTCTTATTGCCGGTGCCGCTGATGAAAGCAGCGCCTTCCTGATAGGCGAACTCAAGCTGCACTTCGTCCGCAAGCCACTGTTCGATGTTCACGAAGGAGTCATCGAGAAGCGACTGCGTGGCGGTCGGGGAAGCGTAAATCTCCATAACCGGGATTTCGACTTCTTTGAGCGCCGGGGTCGTGGTGCTGGTGCGGCTTTCGCTCTCGCCAACCCAACCCGAAGTCGTGCCGTGAATGTTCACGAAGCGACGATAGGAAGCGTTCGAGGTCTGGCGAACGGTCGCAATCTGGCGCATCGGGGAGACGAGCTTGATCGTCGCGTCGATAGCCTGATCAATTTCCGGCAGAACGGTGAAACCACCATCCGGCTCCGAACCGACCGAAAGAGCCTTACGCTCAAGGTCACGCAGATCGCGCTCCGTGAAGTCGCGGCTTTCGCCCTTACGGAACCACTCATTAAAGCGCTTCTCGTAGTCGAGACGCTCCGCCGACTTCTGCTCGCCAGCGGCGGCATGATTGGTGCGCTTCAGGGCAACGATCTCGTTTTCGAGTTCCTTGCGCTTAACGTCCATTTCGCCAATCGCGTCGGAGATGCGCTTGACTTCGTCCTTGCGAACAACGTCATCGAAGCCGCGCTTCGTTTCGGCAAGAGCCGCGTCGTTCTTCTGCTTCAGTTCCTCGAAGGAACGGTTGATATTTTCGATAACATTGGTGATGTCGCCCGCGCCGCCGCTGGCGTCCTTGCGCTCAAGGCGCGCAGAACCAGCCGCCGCCCGGATAGGGTCAACGTGGATGCTCATGGTTGTTTTCCGAGATTAAGCGCGAAGCGTAGTCTCTAGCTTGCGCAAAGCTGCGGCTAATTCAGCCGCATGTGTCGCTGCGCCAGCATCACACTGACCGTTATCGACGGTGAAACCTGCATCACGCAGGCTATTATGGAAGTAAGCGACTGCTTTTTTGGCAGCGCCCCGAGACATACCGGCGTCACGCAGGTATACTTCCCAATCTCTCGGGTTGATCTCTTTCATCGCCGTTACGGTCGCCTGATCATTCATCGGAAACGTAACGAGTGAAACTTCCATCAAGCCAAGCTCTTTAAGCTGGCGAATACCGCTGGTTGTATAATCGCTTTCAAGCGTCTGATAGCCGATCGACATGCTATCAATCACGCCCTCTTTCATCAGCGCATAGGCTTCCGCGCCTTTTTGCACTTCACGTAAAACCCGGCCTTTTACAAACAGACCCTTGCTATCTTCCGCGACATGGTTCCATACGCCAATCGGCTGCGTTACGTCATGCTGCCAAAGCATTTTGACGCGGCTGGCAGGACGAGACTGCAAAGATTTGGTGAAAGCGCCCGGCATGACGACATCATAGCCGTTATCGACATTGTTAAAGGTCGATGCGTAGCCCTCAAATGAACCATCGTTTCTAACGCTCTTGGCGTTAAACTCAACGGGAAGGGCTTTTATCTCATTCATTTCGGAACCTTTGGGTGCCATAAAACGATACAACGGCAGTTAATCACGTTTCCTGCCGATCCTTTTGGGTCGCCGGGAAATCGCAATCGCTCGCCGCCGACGATGAAATCCATGTCTTTGTCTACTCTTTGGCCGTTAGCCTCATGGTGGGTCGGGCGCGTTCTCGCGTCCTCCGTCGCCATCCACTCTTTTTCCAGCGCTAGGCCAGTTGCCGTTGCAGCTTCATCCGACCCGACATTTGCCGCCGTGTGCGTTTCTGTTCGGGCTATCGTTTCAGCCCGGCGCTTGGCGATTAGCCCGCCTGTCTCGTCTTTGATCCTGCGGGCCAGCACTCTTGGCGGCTCGTTCTGATCATTGCCCCGAACGATGGCTTTGCGGATTTGCGTTCTGGTGTTTTCTAATATCTGGACGACTTTCGCCGCCGCATAGGACGTTAGCCACGAACGAACCGCAGCCTGCGCGATCTCAAACAGGGACAAGAACTTCGTCTCAAACCCTGCTTGCCCGCCCTTTTCTGCGCTTAATTCCTCAAACACCAATTTGGCGCTTGCCATGGCGACTGTTTCAAGCCGCCCTTCAAATATCCGGGTTAGCCCCGCTTGATACGCGCCGACCACTTTGGTTGCTTGTTCAGGTGATCCGTCAGCCACATGCTTTGCAGCAGAACGAGAAATGCGCCGAAGAACCTTCTCAATATCGCTTGCCAAGCCTCTTTCATAAGCCGCAGCAAGCAATACATGACGCTGGACGCGCCGAAGGGTTTTATTCTTCGTCCTCGCCGTTACCACCGATATTGGTTTCTTCGTCGGTGGGTTCGCCATTGTTTACACCCTGCGGTTCTGCGCCTCCCTCCGGCATAGTTCCGGCAACTTCCAGCGGAACCATAGAAGAAGGCACAAGAACAACATCGCCGCCCGGCACAGGCTCAAGCCCCATCCGTTCGCGCTTTTCGTTGATCGTAAGGCTGTTTGATTGTTCGATACGTTGCCACTGCGCTTCGCGCTCGTCTGCAAAGACTTCAAGATCATCGCAATCCGGGTAAATCGTCAGGTCGGCTCCATATGCCGAACCAATCCACCAAGAAAAAGAGCGGCACCACTGGCAAAGCAGCGGGATAACCGTCTGGCGGTAAAAGGCTTTATTGGCTTCGGTGTAGTTTGAATATGTATTGTCGCCCGGTATGCCAAGCATCAGCGGCGGGACGCCAAACGCCAGTGCGATCAATCGCGCCGACTCATGCAGCCCTTCACCGAAATTCATGTCTTTGGGCGAGAAGCCCATTTCACGCCAATCAAGCCCGCCGTCTAGCAGAATGGGTTTCCCGGCGTTCTTTTGTCCGGAGAAACTTTCATCCAATTCGGCTTTGAGCCTTTGCCATTGATCTTCGGTGAGCTTGTCCCCGCCCTCTTTAGGAGCATAGACAAGCGCGCCAGAAGGTTGCGCACCATTGTTGAGAAGCGCATTGTTCCACCTCAAAGCGCCCGTGTGCATGTCAATAGCGAATGCAGCCGGGTCAATGTTTGGCATGCCACGCCAATCATTGTTTGGGTTGTATTCTTTCACATGCAAAATGGGCAAAATGCCCTTCATCACATCAATCGGGAATGTTTTTCGAGACTTCCCGTCGTTATATGTATAGCTAGAAGGGAAACCCTGCGGGCCGGGATCAACCGTCATGCGACCCGGATTGATGCGGTATAGCTCTTTCGGCCTTTTGCTTACCTCGACCTTTTCCGCGAAGAATTCGCCCGCGAGGAGCAAGTCACTAAGCGTGGCGATACGGAAGGCTTCGCCGTCCTGCATTGGATTAGGGCGGTTAAGCAAAGCAGCAAGGTCAGGGACATCGACTTCTTCCTCTCCCCGCTTGATTTCGAGCGGGATATTCGCCGCTGCCCTTGCGACCATATAGACGCAGGCGTTGACGATGGGATTTTGCTGATAGCCCTCTTTGGCGATCTGCTCGAACTGACGCTGCGGCCATTGCGGGAGATTAAGCGCCCGCGTGGCGATCAACGTGCCAACGCTTGAATATTTCTTTTCAGGAGCGGCAACCGCTACCGGCTGCGGGCGGGAAAACGGCCAAACCATCAGATGCGCCTAATCGACGGCTGGGCGACCGAACGCCGCGCGCTTTCCAGCGCATAGCGGAGGGCGTCGATCACATGGTTTGATTTATCTTCCAGCACCGGCAAAACCTCATTGGTGAGCTTGTCGATCTTGTAAGAATACAAGGAAAGCTCATCAATCGTGTGACGACAATCGGGATGCACAACGATGTCGTGCGATTTAAGGAACTCAACGCCATCCTCAACGCTGCCCGCGCCCTTTAGAGCGGAAACAATGTTAAAGCCTTGGCGGTTCATGTAACTGATCGTTTCAGGTCTGGCGCTATCGGCCCTTATCGGCCATTTGCGGCAACCCGGTATTTTGTCGAATAGTGCCGGCGTTGCATCTATTTCGCAGCCGACTTTGTAGACTTCACGATCAACGTAGAGGGTTCGGCCCTCAAGATAACAGCGCACAAGGACGGTCGGATCGACTGAAAAGCCCCAATCGGCCCCGTAGTAGTAGCGCCTCGTCGGGTCTTCGGTGAACTCGTCCCGGTCGCCAACGCGCCAGTTCTTGAACACACGCGCTTCACTGTTGCTCTGGTATTCGCCAAGCCAAATGTGCCGGTATTTATCCGGGTCGCGGCGCTGATCCCAAAGCATTTCATCCCGAAGCACATCGGGAAAAAACGGGTTGCGGTCGTAGTTGACCCGCTTGATAACGGCGTTTGGCGGCGGCTCGCCGTTGCGGAACATATTATCCACCGGGTCAGTAGCGAACCGGGGATTCCAGCTAAACCATAGTTCCGACCCCGGCTTTCTCAGGGTCGGTATCAAAATATCTAGCGAGGTTTGGGAGACTGTTGCCGCCTCCTCAACCCACGCAATGTCCAAACCTTCAGTTGATTTGACCGCTTCTGGATTAGAGCGAAGCCCACCGAAGATGAAAAGCGAGCCGTTCTTTCCGCGTATCTCATTTAATGTGGATTCAAAGAAGTCCGAATAACCAAGCGCGGCTATCTTGTCGTCCAGCAGCCGCTTTGACGAGTCCCGGATCGACTTCTGAATTTCACGGTAACAGGCAATGCGTAGTGGCTTCTGGCCTGCCATCAGCAACAGGGCAGTGGCTATACTGTGCGACTTGGCCGAACCGCGCCCGCCGTAATAGGCTTTGTATCTGGCAGGCTTAAATAAAGGTCGAAACGCTTTTGGAATTCTAATCTGAGGTAGAGTCGTCATCTTCACCGACAAACAAGACCTCGACGCAATGCTGTATCGGCCCGCCACCGAAGCCAGCATGTTCAACAGCCGCTAGGCGAGGATGAACATAAGGCGCTGCATCCTTGGCGAAGGTAGCCGCTTCTTTGTAATCTGTCCGGTCGTATGCCTCGCGCATCGCCTTCAGCATGACCTCAAGCGGAGTAATTCCTTCTTCAAGCGCCTTGTTGGCTATCTCGCGGGTTTTGGTAGTCGTCG